TAATCTGTTTGCATAAAATTCTGCTGCATTCTCGCTAGTCAATACTTGACTTGCTTCTTTATCGGACATACGTTTCCCAACGATTTGACCCTGTGACCCTCACAGGTAAGGTTTAGTGGTTTTTACCACAAATTCTTTACAAAATCAAATAGCCCGTTCAGTTGTTTCTGCACTAGCATTTTTCAATGAAGTTCTGTCCATGTTAGCCAATATGAGAGCAACCTGTGCCTTCATCTGCTCAATTTCAAGTTGAGTCTGAGTCTTGACCACTGTATCGTGCGCCTGACCGTCTATACGCATCTTCATTTCATCACGGTCACTTTGCTCACGCAGCTCAATCTCATGCGCTCTGTTTGTCTCTTTAATCAATGTGCGCTTAGTCTCAGCTTCTTGTTTGACTTGCTCAACGTCTTGACGCTGTTTAATGAGCATCTGCTGAGTCTGTAGCGCCTGTGTGAGTTCCTGAATCTTCTTCTGCGACATAGCCAGTTGCATCTGAACTTGCGGAGGCACTTTAGACTTGTCGTCAATTTGTGCCATCGGGTTAGCAGCGGCAAGGCGGTCAGCAATGATGTCAGCACCAGGCCAATCCATGTTCCTGAACACCAAGTCGCCCGCCACTTCCATGAGGCTAGGCGCAGCAGACAACAAGGGCAACATATTGTCCACGGCCTCTTGACGCTTGCTGTTGTAGCCTGGGCCTGTCTCCATAACCACATCGTATTGACCAACAGAAATGTCGTTCAGCACTCTGCCAACAGAATCTCTTTGGTTTATCGTCAATAACTCAGGTTTACCGTCATCACCAATAATTCGCATCACACGTTCTGTATCGTAGATTTTAGGGATTAGGTCTAAGCAAATCTTGCCAACGTGAGCAATTGAACGTGTAAGGTTGTCGTAATAGTCAAAGTTTGTCAGGTCAACTTGTTGTTGCTGACCATTCAATGCCTTGCCTGAAATGTTGCCTTGACCAAGCTGTGCGGGGTCAAACACGCCCATGATGGCTTTAATATCGTTGTCTACGCCCATAGCCGCAGCCATAATGCCCGCCTGTGGAGGCTCTGGCTGTAATCGAACAGGTGCTGGTGCGGGGCGACCGTCAATGTCGGTCTGTTTGTATCTCAGTAAAGGGAATGACTTGATGTTGGCATTTGCCCAATCGTTCTCATGACCCTCGTCTTGGCCTTCAGCAAGCAACCATTTGGCTTTAGGGGCAAGCGCCACGCCTTCTGTAATAGAAGTCTGCCAAAAGTTATACATTCTCTGTGGGTCTTTGGCATAGCGGATCATGCCAAACTTCTTGCGCTTGTCACCAATGACAATGTGTCTGCCATAAACGGGGACAATGGGAATGTATTTACCCGCCCAATCACGTTCCTCAAGAATCTCAACCGCAGTTAATTTGCAGTATTTAATCGTTTTCTTGTACGAATCACGCTTGTCCACCACCGAAATACCATAAGCATCAAGGCGGTTGAAGAAATCTTTGTCATCAGCAAATGTTGCAGTTCCATCACTCAAAAGGTACAAAGTAGCCTTTTCTTTGACCGTGTAGTAATACTCAGCTAGGCGAATATCCTCTTTAGTAATCCATTCAGATTGTGAGTCACCCGTTCCACGCTGTGTAAAACTTGTGCCGCCATCTTCTGCGTCAGGGTACAACTTGCGGAATTCGTCCTTACGCATCATTGTTGTAATTAAACAACGGTCTGCGTCTGAGCCGTCTGGTGCTACCGAATTGGGATCAAAGTAAACGGTAAATGGATTGTCGATAGGGTCAATGTAAATTTCTTGATCAAACGAATCCTCTGAAATGTAGTCAGTTCTGACCCGCATATAGCCCCAACCCATGCGAACTGCGTACTCGAACGCATTGTCGTAAGAGTGGTCAGCGTTGGAATTGACTTCAATGTGGCGAATAATGCCGCTAATGGTCTGTGCGTCCACCATATCTTCATGCGTGTTTGTGGCATGAACTTTGATTCGGGGGCGTTGTTGGCGTTGCTGATTGGAAACTTGGCGACAGTAATTGTCCACCTTGTTGACAGTAATTACGGGGCGTGATTCCAGATTTCTTGAATTTTGCAGTTCAACAGGCCATTGATCGCCAGCGCCAAACTTTAAGTCCTCAAGCGCTTCCTGACGATTCATTGTGTCTGCATCATTAGCAAACTTTAGAAAGTCTATAGCTTCTTGAATTCGTGGATCGTAATCATCTGCCATGATGTTGCCCTAAGTGGTTTGGGGTCATTTTAACTCATCCATGAATGTTGACCACCATAATTTGCACTTGGTCTTGGCTTTCTGCGCTCTTTAGGCTCATTGACCATTAGACCGATATATCTAAACGCATCTGCGCCATGCGAATAATTGTCGTGCAATGGCGTTTTACTGAATTGCTTTGTGTCTGGGTCTACATCGTAACGGTAATGCCGTAGACATTGCAAGCCCTCATGACAGTTCTCCCTGTCAAACCACATATTCCTAAAGATTGTCCTTGCCGCATTGATTGAGTCAAGAATGGGCGTTTTAGGGATTATCTTGGTCTTGTACCCAGCTGCTCTTACGATTTCCTCAATGCTTCTGCCGTTAGCTGCCAAAGTCTTATTCTCTGCATCATGGGGCAACCAAAGAGTGTCATAGATGTAACCAAAGGTCTGCATCTTAGCCAGGTAGTCGCTCATGGTCTGCTGATTGCCCTCAATGTAGCGAATTAGCCGTGTTTCCATGCCTATGAACTGTAAGAACCAAATGGCCGTAGCATCTGACCATCCAAGGTCAAAGATAGCGTGAACGGGCTTTGTAGGGTCATAGTTGACTTTGGTAATGCGCCCATCTAACTCTGCCAATTGCATTTCTTTGGCAAAGATAGCGCCATCTACCGTCTGCCTGCATAAACCTTCCCAAACCACGTTGTAAGCCTGTGGATCACGGTGCTTGAGGGCATCTTTCTCAAGTTTCAGGGTATCGGGAAACCAAGGGTTATCTGACCAATTGACTTTTTGAACAATGCAGTTCTCAGGCGGGTTAAGCACAAACCTTTGGTAAGTCTCATCAGTTTCCAACTCAGGGTTAAAGGTTATCCATATCTCTGAGTTTTCTTTGCGGATGGTAGGAATCAGCACGTTCCACGACATACGGCTGGTTGTCTGCGCTTCCTCAACCCAACACACGTCCACACCTTCATAAGACTTGACGTTGGCCACATTGTTTTTCAGGCCGACAAAGCTAAACTCTGTGCCATTCTTTGCCCTAATTGATGCCTGAGTGATTTCATAGAACCCAAGCAGCCCTAATGCCTCAATCTGATCGCACAACAGCTTGTGGACTGAATCTTTGATGGATGTTTGGAATTCACGGGCGCAAAGCACCCTTAATGGACTCTGAGCGCCTTTAATCAGTAACGCTCTAGCAACCCCCCATGACTTTGCCCCGCCTCGTCCACCGTACAGGACTTTGTAACGTGAGGGCTTAAACAAGCATTGCAGCTTTAACGGGAATTCCGCTTTGGCAATGGATTGGGCTATTTCACTCACTCGGCTTCACAAACGACACTTGGATGCCTGACAGCAAAGGTGCGCCATCTGCTCCTGTAATCTCTTGCTTTACTTGCTCACGGTACTTCTTTGGAAATCGTGCGGCCATAGAACGTGACCAAATCGTAGCGTTTAATCTGTCGCTCTCTTTGTTCTCAATCATGTGAGTTTGGGCTATATCTTCCCACCATTGCAACTCAAATTCCTTTGCCAACTCCAAGGCATGTAAAAAATCTGAATGTTCATCCCGCCAGTTGTATAAAGTTTTAGTGCCGACACCTAAAATAGCACCAATTGCCTCAACACTTTTGCCGATTTTTCCCAAAGCAATGACTTCTTCACAATACTCAGGCTTGTAAAGACTTGGGCGACCACGGGGACGAACTTCATCAGTCATTTTTTCTTAGCTTTTAGGGCTTCTCGCTTTTCAGAGTAAGCAATAGCAACTGCCTGTTTAACAGGCTTGCCAGCTTTAATCTCTGCCTTAATATTTTCTTTAAACGCTTTGGGTGTCGCTGATTTCTGTAACGGCATCTTGTTTCTCCAATTCAGCCAACCAATAATTACAGTCTTGTAATGCACCGTTGATCATGTGAAGTTGAACTTCTAGTTGTTTACCCTGAGCCATCAGAGTTTCAATTTGCTTGGTGATTGCTTCTTTGTTCATGTTAACAGTTCCAATTCTTTAATGATGCTTTAGCTCGTTCCGCAGGGCCTTTGGCGTTCTTTACCACGCCTTCCATTCGGGCGCAGAAACTTGCCTTGCGACCCTCATCCTTTTTGGTCTTAGGATTTGGTGCTGGCGGCTTCAGGTTAGCGTTGTTCTTTGCATTGTATTCAGCACGACCTTTGGCGGTCATTCCAGCGCCTTTTTCTGTGGGGTTGTAGGTTTTACCCTTCCCGACAGTTTTATGCTCTATGGGTTTATCGTGCTTTTTAGTAGCCATGATTATTTCTTTGCCGTTTTAGCAGATTGTTTAAAAGCAGCAGCTGTAGGTGCGCCCTTTGAGCCAGGCGTTCTCATGCGCTCTACGGGTTTCCCCTCGGCTTTTTCTTTCTTGATGCGCTCTTGTTTAGCGTGAATATTAGCGTAAAGACCAGGTTTAGCCATGATCATTCCTCCATTACAAAACAAACATCTTGCCAACTCATCTTAAGTAAGCGCTCGTCATTGTGCTTGATTTCCTCAAACTTGAGGTATTCATCTTTGTATTGTTTGGCAAATGTACCAAATGTGATGCGATCACCGACATTTAAGCCTTCAGCTTGTGCCTCTGGCCCTACTGCAACCACCACACCACGGCTATCTGCCTCTGCCGATTGGATGATCAATGTCTCGCTTAACGTACGCTTTTCAGGACGCACTAAGATTTTGTCTTTTAAAGGCTGCAAGTTCATTCTGCCACCTTTGCGGGTCTACCGCGCTTCTTTGGAGAAAAAGCACCCGCCTCTAGGACGGGTGAAATCTCAACGGCAACTACTCGAAACTCTCCGCACCACTCGGTGTAGTGACGGTTTTGATATGTGGGGTAGCGTCTGCACTGCCCCATTTGACCTATGTCGTTAAAGTAACAACAAGCCTTACAATTCTCTTTAAGCATGACAACCTTCCTTTGTTGTGCCTAGAAGCCCATTGAGTCCTGCATGACTCTTTGGGTTTCGCTATTTAACGATACTCAGATTTCTCTTTTGTGTAGCAAATGCCTTCGGTGCGACCTGTGTTAAACAGCTTGTCGCCCATCGTTTTATCTTCTTTACCCATTGCCACACCGCCACGCAGTTTTTCCATGCGCTCTCCAGACATATCTGAAGCACTTGCATTCTTGGGAGGTGTAGCGCCAGTTCTGCTTTTAGCCATTGTTGTGTCCATTTTACCCATGATATTTTCCTTGCAAAGAATTTATGGTTTGACTTTATGCTCGATGTGGCACAATGTCAATCACCATTTTAACAGGATTTTTATCATGGCTACAAAATTTGTGATTACTAGATCAAACAAACCCTCTAAAGAGGGTATGCACTACGAAAAAGCCTCTGAACACCGTTCAGAACTTGCCCGTATTGCAGCAGTGGAAAAAGAACTAAAACACCATGAAGCACAAGGTATGGACAAGGCTCATGGCGGCTCACAAAAGTCTGCCCCTTTGCCTAATATGCGCTCATATTGAGGGTTTAGGTACTTCGGTAGGCCATGTGTCTCCGAGTGCCTCAACCGTAGCTGTGTGGGCTTTTAACCACATATCCTTGCGTTCATCTTTGGTTAGGTGAGCGCCTTGGTCTATTTCGTAATGGCATTTAAGGCACAAAGCAGCCACTAAGTTGTCGTCTGCCTTTATGCCTTTACCTTTACCCCCGCCCCAATTGCTATGAGCCGCCTGAACGCCATTGTCCATGCCACAGCTTTGACAAGAGAGAGCTGCCACTAGTTTCAACAGCTTTTGACTCCTCACATACTGGTGTTTCAGATATTGCATATTCTTGCGTTAAAAATTTATGTCCGTTAATGCAGATTCTTCTGCGGCTGACAAATTCAGGGGTTGATCGAGTATCTAAAACTTTTAAGTTTTCAGAACTACAGCGGGGACACATCATAATTTACTCCGTTGTTTTTACGCCTAAACGCTCGCTTGCTTGCTCTGAGCGCCATATATCTGACTTCATTTGGGCGGCCGTAAGTTTCCATTTCAGCGTTTCCTCTTGCAAGATTGCTTCAGCCAGACCGTGTAAAAGTTCCTCGTATTCAGGGTGAGCATAGGCTTCACGCTCTTGTGCCACGGCAGAATCAAAACCTTTGGTCATTGCGTCTTTCATAAGCAAAGCCTTCTTAGTCTTGCGGAATTCTTCAAGAAAAATCCGTTGTGATTTAGCAACAGCGTATTTTGGTGCTTGTTCCAAAATAAACTCAATCGCTCGGTAAGGTGCTTTCACTTGATTACTCCAATCATGCGTAAAGCCGCTTCAGGGCAATCTATTCTTGCCAAGGTACTACCAGACCAATTCTCAAAAAAATCGGCTTGTAGCTTCGTTAAACGCTTTTTAGAGTCCGTTTTAATCTCCACTAGAAAGCTGTGACCCTTGTACCCTACCAAAAGATCAACAGGAAGCCCAATAATCCAGACATAAGCGCCAGCGGCTCTTAATGCTGAAACTATTTGGTCTTGGTTAGCGTCAACCCTTGCTGCGTATCTCATTTTTAATCCTGTTCATGCGGTTGCGTAAGTCATCAGCGACTTTTTGCCCACGTTTCTTGGCTATGTCCGCTATCACTTGTTGAAACCAATAGTGGGCTTCTCCTCTGCCCTCCTCCATAGCTTTCTTCTTGAAACGCCTGATCCATTCCAACGCTTCCGTTTGCTTCATGGTCTCCCGTAAGTTCAAGCGCTCTTGTGATGACAAAGTGGCTAAATTGTTGGCCTTCTCTGACCCGATCAAGAATTTTTGTTGCTTCATAGTGATTCACTTAGGATTCTCCATGCGGTTGCGGCACAGAGGGGCACTTGTCCATTTCCAATGGCTTTAAGTCTGTCATTCCTAGCGGCCACCCCATGAGCCACTCGACCCACATCGGGTTCAATTGCCCACCAATCAATTCGGGATTGTCTGTGGCTATCGTGCCACCCAACATAACTTGTAGGCTTTTTGTCCTGTGCCGAACTACTGCGTTCTTTGCATCGTTGGATTGGGGTGTCGGAAACTTTGCCGCAAACGATTGAAGCGTCCTCCCCGATTGAGATTTGGCTTGTGGGTTGTAGTCCTTTGTCGGGCCTCTCTGACTGGCATCTGGTGTTGGCAAAAGACGTTTTTTGAGTGCTTTTCTGCTGTTGCTGCCCCCATCCAAACCCGTTGTGCAAGGCGTGTGAAAGAATGTTTCGTTGTTTGGCGACAATCCAAATCCTGTCCCTCTGGTGGTTTGCGCCAACGTCTGCTGCTCCCAACACTCCCCATCTCGCATCAAACCCCATTGCGGCCAGGTCTCCAAGAACTCGTCCAAGTCCCCTAGAAGTGAGCATTGGTGAGTTTTCCACAAAGACAAATTGGGGTCGTACTTCACAAATGATCCTCGCCATTTCTCGCCACATTCCGCTTCGTTCTCCGTCAATGCCAGCCCCCCCCCCTGCGGCTGAAATATCTTGGCAAGGAAAACCGCCCGATATGACTTGCACAATTCCTCGCCACGGGTTTCCGTCAAAGGTGCATACGTCATCCCAAATCGGGAAAGGCGGGAGAAGCCCGTCATTTTGTCGGGCGCACAGTACGCTTGCGGGGTATTGTTCCCACTCAACTGCACAGACTGTTCGCCATCCAAGCAAATGGCCTCCGAGAATACCTCCACCAGCGCCTGCGAAAAGAGCCAACTCATTCATGACCTACCTTTCATTGATTTCATTATTTGACGAATATGGTCAGGCAATGGTGCAGCCTTTAAATCGTCAGCTTTAATCTTTTCTAATGCGGCATCAGGCTCATTGCTTCTCGCAACGGTAAGCCTTACAACGTCATAAGGGTTTTGCTTAGGTGCGTTGGTGCTTCTAACCCAGTTGCGCCAAGTTGCAAACCAATCTAGTTTCACGCCTTTCTGACCAGCTTGGGCTATCCAATAATCTTTGAATTGGTCAAAGGTTTTGACAGGGCTAAGTTCTGGTCTTGTCTGTTGGCAGAAATCTTGCCATTCTTTTGGAAAACTAAAATCAGAAGCGAGGCGTTTGCCGAGCGTTTTCTTCTCTTTCTTTGTCTCTGTCTCTGTCTCTCTCTCTGTCTCTGGGATAGCAACTTGCAAGCGTTCTGCTAGCACTCCGCTAACAACATTAAAAAAATCGTTATCAATCAATGGCTTAACACCAGCTTGGTATTCTTTATCAGTAATGTGTAAGCGAAACACTAACTCATCTAATGAGCCATCAAAAACACCATCTTTAGACTCGCTTGCTAGCAACCAAAGCATGGGCGCAAGCGCTTTGCTAGCAATAGGCAAGCGCATAAATGATCTGTCATTTAACAAATCACGGTGAAGTTTTATCCAAGGGGGACAACGGTCTTTGTAGTGCTGAAAGACCGACCAATTTTTTGGCTGCAAAAGCATATTATTTCCACTTAAAAAACCACTTAAAAGAAACTGCGGCAGGGGAGGAAGTGGTAACCCTTTTCGGAACGGGGATCAATCCGTTCCTAGCCGTGTTTCAAACAATCTTACTCTAAAAACCAATGAGGACGCAATATCATCAATTGATAGAGTCGGCCAGTTGGGATGGTTTTCCAGTTATGTACTGCTGCCCTGGTGATGCCCAAAATTCTAGCAAGCTCACTCTGTGAGCCAGCCAATGTGATTGCTTTTTGTTTGTCCATGAAATCAGTATAGCAAAATAAACATCATGCTAGTTGCACAAAAACAACATTAGGGTAAATCCCTATAAAAAAGTCTTGATGTGTGTTTAGTTTGATGTACAATTCACCCATGCCCTGAACTCCTCGGGGTCTTTTAAGGAAATCAAATGACACAACTTTTTAAAGCAGATTGCTATTTTCAACAAGAACAATACAACCCCCGTATTCGCGCCACCGTTCCACCAGCTTGGGTAATTGAATTTGACTGTGCTTTACCCAACACAAATGTTCCTCCTGTGTTTTTCGGTCATTCCCGTAAAGAAGCAATCCAAAACGCTATTGATACTTTGAAATCTTTTGGTTTGACAGGCCGTTTAATTCTTAACTAAGGACTGACCATGAAACACAACCTACAGCACAGTTTTGAAGACGTAGTGTCTTACGACAATGGCGAAACAGTTGAAGTCGTCACAGTCGGTTATGACCATCTACCTGAAGAACTTAATTACCCTGATGGCCCTGACTACAAAGAAATGTTCGATGTGTTTGTTTTTGCAAACGACAAAGACGTTACTTATGACGTACCACATGACGAATATCTGCGCTTGACCGCAGAAGCCAAGCGTCATTTTTACACTTGCGAGGCCGTATGAAACACAAGATTATTCAAACACTTGTTGAATGCTTTTTAGCCATCGTTATCTTTGGCGGCATTGGCGTAATGCTGGCTTGGAGGGGCTAAATGACACAAGATGAAATCATTGAGATGACTAGGCAAGCGGGTGGCTTTGATGCAACACCCAAGTTCTTAGAAACCTTTGCCAAGCTAGTAGCACAGCATGAGCAAAAGAAGTTTTGTGCGGTACTGCGGCAGTTACATGATTCATATTCATTGGCAAGTGATTCAAACGCCATCCGAGCAAGGGGACAAGCATGAACACACGATTTCTCACACAAGTTAGACGCATATTTTCACAGTATGACGCACCACCTGAAGTCATACGTTCTTACCAACGCCAATGGGTGCGCTCTGTGCGCCAGTTGGGTGATAAATGGTTAATTGCTAAACACATTGAAAGGATTGAATCATGACAGTCGCACATCTTTTGACGCTTAACGTCAACGAACACACAGAGAAAAAAGCCAATCTGACTTACTTGTCATGGGCTTGGGCATGGGCTGAAGCACTAAAAGCCGATCCAAAAGCTGTGTTTAAAGTAGAAATGTTTGGCGACAAATGTTTCATGGACATCAACGGCACAGCAATGGTTTGGGTCACAGTTACCATGTTTGACAAGCCAATGACTTGCCAGCTACCTGTGATGGATCACCGCAACAAGGCTATTCAAAGTCCTGACGCTTTTCAAGTTAACACCGCAATCATGCGTTGCATGACCAAAGCACTTAGCTTACATGGCCTCGGTTTATACATATACAGCGGAGACGATCTGCCCTCTTTTGTAGAACCTGAGTCAACCATTGACCCAAACAGCATGACAGACTTGTTTTTAGCTATTCACAACGCCACTACTGAGGATGAACTAAAGATTGCTTACAAAGTAGCTTATGCAGCTTGTGACGGTGACAAGGCTTGGCAAATGAAAGTCATTGCTGCTAAAGATGAAGCAAAGGGAAAACTTTAATGTGGAGAAAAAGGGAAATTATGAAAACTGATGAAGACGATGAGTTTGATCGAATTGAACACGAAGCTCAAATGAAACTTGGGCAACCATACCATTTTGATCTTTACGTTTCACCCTCAC